ATAACCCAACCCAAAATAAAATCTTTTATCGCCTTGTGTGAGAAAATGTTAATTGACGAATTCGCAGCAGAAAAAACGGGCGATTTTAGAAGTTACAACCTGGTTATTAAAACACGCATTGGACCGCTTTATATTCGCGTCGATGCTGATAAAATTAGCTATGATGTTTTCGGCTATTTTAAAGACAATGAAGACAAGGCAAAAAAAGAATTCGGCCATTGGAAATATAATTCTAACGTAAACGGCGAACACCAACCCGAAGAAGCGGTTGAACTTATAAGACAAAAAATTCAATTAACACAATAACACCATGAAAACACCAAAAAGAAATATTAAAGCAAAAATCAAGTTCTACTTATGGCTTGTAAGTATTGGAGCCGATTTGAAAAATTTTGATCCGAACAATTTGGAAATTGACGAAATTGCGTCAAAGCAAAAAAGCAGTTTCAAAAAACGCAGTCAGCAAATTAAAGAAATGTACAACTACAAATTTGAACAACTATGAAAACATTAATTTTAGGAGCTTTAATTTTGGTAATTGGTATTATAATGTATCTTTTGTATTTTAATGTTGTGTGGACGTTCTTTGTCTTGCTAATTGGCGGATTCGCATTTTTTTACGGAGCATTTTTAACCATTAATAAACTCGAACCAAATGACAAAGCGAAAAACACGTAAAGAACACGTATATTTTTCTGGTATCAATAAAGATAAAGAAAGATTTGAAGTAATTGAAAGCTCTATTGGATTTTCACATTCGAAATTTAGATTAGCAGTAAAAGACGAACTGCGATTCATTGGCTTAGAAATTAGCGAACTCGCAAAATCTATTTACGTAGATTCTGAGAGGTTAGGAAGATACTTACGCGGATCAGACAATTTATCAACAACTGAAATTCAAAGGATTCAGAAAAGACTTGGAATGTAAAACTAAAATCTATGAACACACAAAGCACCTCAGAAATTTTCAATTCGCACAATAAAGCGATTGAGGCTAAAATTATCCAAAAATGTAAGGATACGCCAATTATCACAAAACACTTTACCACGGCTTACGATGATGCTTACAACGAGCCAATCGTGAACTTAAATCAAAAGCAAAAATCAACTCTTAAAAATTTACTCGATGAAAATTAAAATCAACCCAATTTACAAAGATTTGCTTTATCGATGGATTGCGCTTATTATTTTGATAATTCTCTGGAACGTTTTTTAATTATGGAGCCGAAAACTAAAAAACCGAGAAAGTCAAAATGCAGTGACGAAATTGTAAAAATTGGCAAAATAATAAAGTCCGCAAGAGAGAAAAAAAAGCTAACTTGCGCTGAAGTAGGAATGGTGGCTTTTAAAAATCCCAATTGGGCAAGCCAAATATCTCTAATCGAAAGAGGGCAATTAGAGAGTGTTCAGTTTATGACCCTTGTAAAAATTTTGAAAGCATTAGATAATCCGATTTTGTAATCGAAAAAAACTATAAAAAAATGACTGATAAAACAATCACACCCGAAACAATAAAAGAAACGTACACTTACATTATGTTAGGAGAAACGGACCCAGAAAGACCGCTTTTAAACAATAAGATGCAGCAGGAGTTTTTAATCAAGCGTGATGCAAGATTGAGAATGACACACGCGCTAATTGTCTACAATTCCACCGGCAAAATTCCCAATACAATTTCCGGAAAGGAATTATCTGTTGTAAAAGAATTCATCGAGGCCGGTATGCAAATCGTTTGATTTTCTTAAATATTATCTAAAAAAATATTTACATAGTAATTTCCAAATCAAAAACCCGAACTTAATTAGCTCGGGTTTTTTTCTTTTCCATTTGAAAAAAAATATGTTTATTCAAAATAACTTTAACCACAAATTTACAAATTATTTTTTATAATCTTTTACTTTGAACTGATTTTGGTAGTAGTTAGCGTCTTTCAATAGCTTTCGGTAAATGTCGTTTGTCTTTTCGCAGTTTTGACCTTTATCCAATTGCCGTTGCATTTTCTTTTTGATTTCTTCGAGTGTTGGTGTCATATTTCTATTTGTTTAAGTTCTTGTTTTCTAACGTATTCTATTTCTCTTTCAATGTAGTCTAACGCTTTTTCTAAATCTTTTAAATGCGTTCCTTTCTTTCTGCAACGTGTAACGTATTTAACAATATTTGCTTCGTTAAAATTTAAGTCATTATCTTTAGCAAAATCAATAACGTCATAATTATTTTCATTTTGATAATGTAGTGGTTTATTGCTCATTTTTTATATTTTTAATTCTATTATTAATCCCCCATTTTTTTGTATAATCTTTTCTGTGTTGCTTGTTGTTATTAGCCCAAATAGACGCTTTTTCTTTAACACATGGAATACAATCTTTTCTTCTTTTGCCTAATTCTTTATCGGTAAAATAGTAATCATCTAATGGCTTTTCTATTTCACATATTTTACATTTTATCATAGCAGAATATTATTTGTGTTTGGAAGTCCTTTTCCATTGTTTGTGATCACGGAAAACCCTGCATTTGAGCTATATCCTAAATCTTCGCTATAACCGTTTCCGGTAAACAAACTCCTTGCGTTCATTCTGATATGATCGACGCTATCGTCTTTTATGATTTTGAATTTGCCTTTCATGTTGACACTTAGGCTTTGAATGATAGAATGTAAATGCCCTTCGAGAATAACATTATACATTCCTTTTTTGCCAAAATCCCAACAAATATCCTTAGTGGATTTTCTTGATATGCCTTTATGTCCGTGTAGTAGTATGTAATTTATCCCGTCGATTTCACAAGAAATAATAGTCGGATGAAATTCAATATCGTAACCTCTTAATTCAAGTCCAAAAGCAATTAAATCGCAAGCTCCACCGTCCGTATCTTCATCTTTGTCCGAAGTAAGTCTGTCGTGATTCCCGGCAACAAGTTTGACTAAATTGAGGTTGTTTATTTTTGATAGTAACTTTTCGTGGATTATATTCACTGAGAATTTGATTACCTCGGCACCAATCATTCCTTTTTGAAGTCCTTTCCAGGAGTTTTTATGGTTTAGACCTGTGAAACTCTCAATCATATCTCCTAAAAACAAAATATTGACCTCGCTGTAATTCATCGAGTTTACGCTTTCTACAATGCTTTCGAAATAGTTGATCAGAATAGGTATTGAATAATCTCTTGTGTTTACCAATCCGTCGATGTATGCTCCTAAGTGCAAATCAGCAATTACGACGCTTGCAATTTTATTTCCTTCTACTTTTTTTGACTGAAATTTTTCTACTTTATCAAATTCATTCGAGAGGATTTCTTTAATCTCTTCAAAAGTTTTTTCTTCAAAAGCGTCCGTGTTTTTAAGCGGCTCTGAAATCACCCATTGCTGACCGGTTGAAGTATTTGTGGAAACACGTTTTATTTTGTGGTTCGCCGGAATGTCAATGAGTTTTTTTGCAGTTAGTTTTTCAACACTTGATACTACTTCGCCATCTTTGTTTAACGTGCGTTTGATTTGTTTAAATTCTGTTTGGTCGAACTCTCGTAGCTTATCGAGTTGCTCCTTTTTTTCTTTGCTAATTCTGTATAGTGGATTGTGGTCGCCCGTTTTTTCTCTAACTATCAATCCTAAAAATTCTGCTTCGTGCTTTTTTAATCTTAGACGTATCTTCATAATGATATAATTTTGGTTTCTGTTTGCTCAATAAATCCTAATCTAAATATTTAATATGCCAAAGGGCGCTTTTTTTCCCAAACCTTTTTTAATTTTTTAGCAGAGTCTTTTTTCGTGGTCATATCGTAGATTTTAAGCATTTGAGCGCTTGACCAACCCAATATGTCGCAAAGTGTTTTTTCATCGATTACATCCTTGTGGATGGTCACGAATGAGCGTCTTAAAGTGTGAGAAGTGACTAATTTGTGTTTTAGATAATAGCCATGAACTTTTCTATTAATTTCCGAATCAAAAAGTTTTCCTTCCGTAGTTTCGTCAATTTCACACAATTCGCAAATCGTTTTTAAATTCTTATTGAATAAGTTTGAAGTTTGCTTTGGTGGAAATTTACCTTTGTACAATTTGAAAACTTCTTCCAATTCTGGATGAAGCGGAATCACCACTTTTGTTTTTGTCTTCTGAGTTCGAAGCTCAATAAATCCATCGGCTAAAATATCATCGTTGAGGTGTTTTCCGTAATCTGAAAATCGAAGTCCGGTAAATATCCCTACAATGAAATTGTGTTTTGTGATTTGTAATTTCCGATCAAAACTTAAATCCTTATCCAAAATAGATTGAATTTCTTCTTCTGAGAGAGAAACGCCTTCAACTTCATCGTCGTTGTCAACGTATATTTTTTGGTTTCTCACATCCGAGGCGTTTAGTCCTTCTTCAATTGCCCGATTCAAAATAAACTTCATTCTTACAACGAATTTGTCAATTGTAGATTGAGCGTATTTCTGAGATTCAAGCCAATCTATCCATTGATAAACATCGCCCTGGGAGATATTGTCAAGCATTATTTTCTTTGGAAGAGTTTTTTCATAAGTAGCGATTATCTCAGACAAACTTTCGTAAGCACTCGCTGACTTTTTATTCATTGTCTTGTTTCGAGATACTTTGTAGAATTTTGATTTCTCTACTGCCCAATAACGCATGAAATTTGATAGATAGATTCTATTGTCACCGCTGCAAACTTCACTTGGCAATTTCGTAGTCGGTCGCATTGGAGAAAATTTCGAATCAATAATCTTGGCCAACCAAAATTTGTCAATTAGCTTTTGCTCTACGTAATCTTCGTTGTACGTTTTTAAGATGGTAGATTTCAATTCTAAAAGTTTGGCGTTGACAATTGAACTATTCGTAGTCAACTGTCTTTCCTTATCCCAATGCTCCGATTTTTCGATGAAAATATTTGTCTTTTTAGAAATGTCTAATTGGCCGTATCTCATTCGAACGGCAATCCAAAAAGCGTTTTTCTTTGTCGGGTAAAGTATGAAATCTATATTCATAATTATTTTGTTTATATTGGCAAAGCCATTTTTTGTAAAATATTTGTACTGACGTGTGTATAAATTTCCGTTGTTTTACTACTGGAGTGACCTAGGTGTTTTTGAATGATTCGAATATCGGTTCCAGCTTCTAACAAAGCGGTTGCATTTGAATGGCGCAGCAGGTGAAAATGATATTCTTTTCCTAAATACTGTTTAACTATTGCATTGCAACTTGTAGAAGAATATTGTGTTCTATCGTCTTGACCATTAAATAAATATTCCTGTGGCTTGTACGCTATAAAATATTTTCTTAATATTTCAAGCACTTTTTCTGTTAAACAAACTACTCTATCTTTTCTTCCTTTAGATTGTCGAATTGTAATAATCATTCTTTTACTGTCAACATCTGCAATTTTCAAATTAATCACTTCTGAAACTCTCATTCCTGTAGAATATGCCAAAGTTAAAATTGCCTTATGTTTTATGTTTTCAATTATTGCTAATTTTTCGAGAAGAAACTGCTTCTCAATAATTCTTGGTAATTTCTTTTCACTTCTTGGATATTCGATGTAACGGAATTTCATCGGTTGCTTAATTGTCATTTTGTAGAACAACTTTAATGCTGAAATACTGTGACACATTGCGTTTCGTGTTTTAAATTGTAATAACCAATTTTTAATTGACTGCTCATTAATTTTTGATGGTTCTGTAAATTCATTTGCATTGCTTTTTAAAAATGATTCAACTTGAAAGCAATAGTTTTTAATTGTGTTTTCGGAATAGTTTTTTAGTTGTAAATCTTTCCGATACATTTCGAGATGCTTAGGAATGTTCATTGGCTTATATATTGATTTTATTGGTTTGTATTTAATTCTTGCACATATAGTAGTTAGCATCAATGCTACAATTTGTTTTCAAAAGATATTTTAGGCTCTTTTGGAATTGGAATTTTCATAACGTGGGTTGGCACTTTTCTGCCACAAAAACCGTAATTAAAAGAAAAAGTATTTTTTAAAAACTTTGCTTTTTTAACTTTGTTGTCCATAAAAATATAACAATCAAAATCAGTTTCTTTTTCAAAATCGAATTTATCTATTTCAATCCATCTGCAATTCATAGTATTTCAGTTTTAAGAACCGCACTAATGCTAACACATGTTTGTGTCAATAGCTACGGCAGTTATTAATTTAATGTTTTGCGTTTTCTTTTATGTTCAGTCTTAAACCGAAACGATAGTGTGTGTCAGAACGCTACTGAACACAAGCACTCGGAAGTTATATTCCAGCTTCGAGCAACTTTGTAACCAAAGCTACTCTGGCTGTAATATTGTTATGTTTTCACAACGCTTCCACGATATATCATCCTCACTTTCAGCACCGATAATCATTTCATAAATTCCTACTAATCTTTCTTCAAAGTCAACTGTAGCAATTCCGTATTCTTCATCTTGGAATATACATTTCATATTTCCAGTCCATCCTGTTTTATCAAATTCTTCAAATGTCATTTTATTTATTTTTTAAGTTTATATTTATATTTAAAAAAGCCGAGAATATAACAATCACTACAAGCTAGTTGCCGAAGCATTGGAGTAAATAGGCAACCAGCGTGTAGTTTTAACGTTAATTCTATAATCAATCGATTAATTATTGGCAAATATAGAAATATTTTTAAACGTGACGCAATTTTGATACAATTTTGTGTTTTTATTTTTTGTAAAATATGTCAATATATGTATTCTTTTAAGGAATCTATTGACCTACATAGCTTTTTCAATGTTTTCAAGGCTTTACATTATTGTAAGAAAATGTTTACTCCGACTTAAAAAACATCGATTTGAAACGATTTTTAAAAACTTTTAATACAATTTATTGTTTCATATTGTTTTTTATTTTACTTTTGTCATTATTAATTAATCAATAACAATGGCAAAAACAGTAAAAACAGCAGAAGTAGCGATTATCGACTTCACAAAATTTGATGTTCAGCAATTACCGGAATTCATCGGTAAAAAAGAAGAAATTAAGGCGGTTATTAAGGCGAATCCGATAGTTGAAATTACGGATAACGCTACTTATGAATCAGCCAAGAAAAGCCGTACCGCAGTTAAAACAACTCGTACTGGATTGGAAAAAGAAAAAAAGGACGTGGCCGATCGAATTAAGAATAACGTCTTGGGTGTTGTAAATACCGAGTACGACAAATTGATTGAAGACGTAAAAAAAGAAGAGACGCTTCGTCAAGAGAAAGTTACGGCTTGGGAAACTAAAAAAGAAGAAGAGCATGTTGAAAAAGCTCGTTTGGAGCAAGAACGTATTGATGGTATTAAAAAATCAATTGGCGAATTTGGCGATACTTGGGAAAAGGCTTTTTCGCTTATCAAATTTGAAAACATTAAAGAGTGTCAAAAAACTTTCGATGAAAGTGTTTCTGTTGTCGATGCTTCTGAATTTCAAGAGTACGAAGTTTTATTTACTGATAAAGTTTCGTATTTGACGAATTTGCTAAATTCAAAAATCGCCACGCTTACCGAGCAAGAAAAAATCCGCCTTGACAATATTGTTTTGGACGAGAAAAAGTCGGAAATGGCTAAAATTGGGCAATTCGAGAAAACTTGGAACGCCAATATCGACACTTTGAAATTTGAAGATATTTCTCCCGATTTAAGAGATTCTCTTGAAGAAGCTAAATTGGGCAATTTGAAACATTATCAGAGTGAATTTGACGAGAAGTACACTTCAATTGAAAATCGTTTAAACGCTCAAATAGAATTCGTTTCTAAGCAAGAAACACAACGTTTGGCGGAAGCGAAACTTGAAAAAGAAAAGGCTGAATTTGAGAAGAAATTATCCGAACTAAAGTACCAAGAAAGAGTTAATCGTTTGAATGAGTTGGAACTTGATTTAGATTCTTTATTACCTATTCTTGGTGTTTCAAAACATTCGGAATTAATAAACGCAATGAAAAACTATTCAGACAATGGTTTTGAAACTGAATTGAATAACTTGTTGAAGTTTGTTAAGCCAAAAGAAGTCTACATAGCCCAAGAAGTAGAATTTGAAGAAGAGCCGAAATTAGCCACGCAAGAAGAAGCTAAATTTGCAAATGGTGAAACCGAAAGAGTATTTGAATCTGAGCCACTCGCTTCAAAAACAGAAACAATCATTGAAGAAAGATTTGTTCAAGCGAATGACCAAGAGGATGATGTACACGAAGTTGCTGCTGCTCCAAAATCGGCGTTATTTAATATTGGAAAGGTTAACAGATGGGATGCTATTTGGAATGAATGGCATACTGATTTTCACGGAATGACTTTTCTTGCGTTCTTAAAAGAACACTATCACGTTCCGTCTAAAAAACAAGAATAATGAAAGAAAGAATCATAACTATCCGCCCCGACGAACAAGTAACCATAAAAGTTGTGCCATTTGAAAATTACTCAATTTCTCAATTCGCCCGATTAAGTGGATTATCTCGTTCTACTATTTATAAAAAGAAAAAATCCGGTGAAATCATTTTTGAAGGAACCGAAAAATCTCCTAAAATTAGTCACGAACAATTAATTAAATTTAAAAAATAATTCATTACTTTTGTAGTGCTAGTTCGTTAAATATGAAATCACAGAAAAAAACCCGATCACTCACATTGCCTTCGCAAATACTTTGCAGACGGACTAGCCTTTGTTTGAGGTCGGGAATTTTTGTTATGGATTTACCAGTAAATTCCGGAGTGTATTGTTTTACCAATTTAATTAATGGGAGGCAATATGTAGGAGCCACAAACAATATAAAGCGGAGATACAGCGAACACGTTTCTCCCAAAAGAAGAAATCTTGATTTTGCAATTTACAAGGCTTTTAAAAAATATGGTATAGAGAATTTTAAATTTGAAATATTAGAAATCATAGAAGATCCTTGTGTAGTTTTTGAAAGAGAAATATTTTGGATTGCCAAACTAAAACCTCGTTATAATCACAATAAAGGCGGATTAGGTAATGTTGGATTTTCTTTAAGCGATTCTGTAAAACAAAAACTGAGTAGTTACGGAAAATTGCAGTGGCAAAACAAAAGCGAAGAAGAAAAACAATCTATTATAAAGAACAATCTCACCGGTCCAAAACCAAATTACAAAATGCCGGAAGACCAAAAAGAAAGATTAAGAAAGCTTCAAATAGGTAAAAAGTGGACAGAATCTCAAAGAGAAAAAACGTCTAAAGCACAAAAAATAAGTATGTTGGGAAATTCCAACGGAAATAAAGCGGTTTGCTCTATTAAAAATGGAACTATTGTAAAAACTTACAAATCATTGGTCGAAGCAGCAAAAGACATAAACAGACACCCTTCTACTATAACTGGCGTTCTTAAAGGAAAAAGAAAACACGCAGGAGGTTTTGAATGGAAATACAAAAATTAACAATTAATAATTATAACTATGTCAGACACAAAAACAACAGCCGTAGCGCTGAAATTAAACGAAGCCGTTGGATCGGTTTTGAATCAAGTAAACTTACAAGGTTTTGAGCGCGCGTATGCTACTGCTCAGTCAATCGAAGTTTTAAAAACTCTTCTCACTGAAGAATATATGAAGCCTATTTTACAACTTCAAGGAAATCGCCTTGGTTTTAA